CGGTCTGCTCTGGGCAAGCCATATCAAAGTCTTCATTGCCTGTTGCGTCTATAAATACGTTGGCGCTGTTGGCTATGTCTGGGCGATCACTGGCACGAATAGCGCAGCGTTTTGAGTTCATAGAAAAAACAATCAACCCAATGGGGCTATCTGTTGGAACGTGGGTATATCCCCAGATCCGCAAAGCAGGGTATTTAATCAACGCGAGCCGCCAAAATTCGGCGTATTCTTCGCTGTAAAAGTCGCCTAAGATATGTAATCGCACAAGAAAGCCGGTAGGGTAACGGGCGTTATACATGGCTAATTCAAGGTCTAAAGTGGGTAAAAATGTGGGGTCGGTGTGGTCTATCCGGTGGCCAAATGGCATATTATTACCATAACAATCATCCCACTGTTCACAGGATAAATAGCAGGTTTTGCGTTCTTCAAGTGTTAGCGAAATAATAGGCATCCCGCGCCATCTTCCCTTTGAAACGTGGCCGCCTATTTTATCGTTGGCGCTTCCTGATTTTAAAATGGTGCTGGACTGGTTAACCTGTTTCACTGATTTAGGAAAACGGGTGCTTGGTCTGTGTCTGTCTGTTGCTATCAACATAATATAAAACCTATGGTGGGATTTATTATGGGGGCCATCGCTGGCCCCAGTCGTTATGGGTTTAGTTATATGTACCCGCTGCAATCTGGGCTTGTTCAATGCCGCAGATATAAGCACATATCCAGTCGTGTAGTTGTCTCTTACCTATATGGCCTCCTCTTGATACGCAGTGAACACCGCCCCTAGCATTAGCCACCCTTTGCAACTCTACGCCGCCATAAGCATGGCTAAGATGATAAAACCCAACATCATGGAAGGTCTTTTCTTCGGTGTTTATTAAATTGTTAAGGTGCAATACTTCTTCTTCTAGCATTTGGTTGGTGATACGGTTCATCGTTAAAACTCCTTTGGGGCTTTCGCCCCAGTCGTTAGTTAATAAGTAGCTAAACGGGTTTTTAATTGGCGCTTGGTGCGGCTTACAATTAGGCTCATAAGTTCAGCGCGTTGGCTTCTCATGCGTGAGTCGTAAGGGGTGCAAACTGTCCCAGTAGATTGGGGCATTTTTAAAGGATGGTTGTTTGTTTTATCCATGGTTATTATTTCCTATGGTGGGATTTATTGTGGGGCCATCGCTGACCCCAGTCGTTAGTTTAGTTTTTCCAGTTGTGATAGTTTGCTAAGTAAACGTCGCAATGGTCGCCTATCTCATATTCTCCATCTTCAACGCCTTTGACGCTTTCCCACATATCATATCGACACTCAAACCAAACGGGCCGGTCGCCAGCATCAACAATACATTGATCTATAACCGCCTTAGAAACGTAACCCTCGCCCTCGTAGATAGTGACTATGTCACCGTCAAGAGATTGCTTTCGTATCTCCCAACCTTGGGCCATAACTATGGGCCAGTCTGAATAAGCGATAACTTGCGCTCGTATCTTGCTTCTTTCTGCTGCTATTTCTTGTAATAAAGTCATTGTTAATATTTCCTATGGTGGGGTTTATGGCCTCAACTATTGCGGGGCCGTGGTTAATTATACCGTTATTAAGTGACGGTGTACAAACTTTTGTAATCAATTACTTAATAAACTGCCACTATGTCAGTGATTTAGGCCAGGTTTAGTGTTTTAATCCGATCAAATACCAAACTAACCACTTAACCCGCTCCGGCGGGTTTTGTCGTTTTAGGAGTGCCGCCCACGGGCCGCAACTAGAAACAATGGGCATATTAAGTAACCAGCAATGGGAAAAGGTCGCACAAGTATTTGTTGAGACTGGGAACAAGACCGAGGCGTATAGACAAGCCGGTTATTCTACAAACATGAGCGACAAAGCCATCAGCACCAAGGTTCAGCGCGTATTCAGTCACGGGTCGGTATTGGGTAGGGTCGCAGAGCTACAAGCTGAAGCCGCAGCCCGTCATGCTGTGACAGTGGAAAGTCTAACCGAACAGCTAAGAGAAGACCGCCAGCTTGCATACTCTGTTAAAAACCCTTCAGCAGCGGTGGCCGCTGTGATGGGTATGGCTAGACTCAATGGGCTAGACAAACAGATATTATCAGCCGACCCAGTACACCCACCAAGCCTAATAAATATAGCTATAGTCGACAATGCACAAGCTAAAATAAATCATGGCTAAACCCCTACAAAACAATAGTTTAGAATTAAAATTAGCAGCGCCCTTTGAGCCATTACTCAAACCTTGCAGGTATAAGGTTGTATATGGCGGCAGGGGATCGGGTAAAAGCTACTCAATAGCGATGCTGTTGGTACTGGCTGCATACCAGCAACCGTTGCGTATACTCTGCGCTCGTGAGATCCAGAAGAGCATAACCGACTCAGTCCATCAGCTTTTAGTCGATACCATTGACCGGTTGGGCTTACTTGGGCACTTTGAAGTGCAAAAGACCCAGATACTGGGGCGGAACGGTTCGCGGTTCTTGTTTGAGGGTTTAAGGTCCAATATCTCCAAGGTTAAATCAATGGAGGGCATTGATAGGGTCTGGATCGAAGAGGCTGAGAGTGTAACCAATTCAAGCTGGGACACTTTAATACCTACGATCCGAAAGGATAATTCAGAGATTTGGGTAAGCTTTAATCCATTAGATGAAATGGACGCAACATATCAGCGTTTTGTTGTTGAACCGCCCCCAGGCTCTTTTGTAGTTAAAGTTAATTACGATGAAAACCCATGGTTCCCCGAAACCTTAGAGGCTGAAAGGTTACACCTTAAAGAAAAGAACGCAGCGCTCTATGCTCACATCTGGGAGGGTGACTGCTACGCCAACAAAGACGGTGCGTATTTTGCTGAACACATCATCAACAAGCAGATAAGCACGATCCCAGTAGATAGAGCATTGCCAGTCAATACAGCNTGGGANNTGGGCATTGCAGACGCCACGGCTATCTGGTTGTTCCAAGTGCAAGGCAAGTCTGTAAGGTTTGTTAGTTACTACGAATCAAGCGGTGAGGGTATCCAGCACTATCTGGATGCTCTGGCAGAGTACAAACAAGAGCATGGCATCCAATGGGGTCATCACATTGCACCCCACGACATACGAGTCAGGGAATGGTCAACAGGCCAGAGTCGCCAAGAGATGGCTGCTAACCTTGGGATTAACTTTGAGATAGCACCCAGTCTGCCGATCATCGACGGTATTGAGTCGGTCAGGCGTCTACTGGGGTCAGCATGGTTCGATGAAGAGAACTGTAGCGCTGGTATCAGGTCACTGCGGAACTACCGCAAAGAGTGGGACGACAAGCGCCAGGCTTACAAGACTAAGCCCCTGCATGACTGGACAAGTCACTGCGCAGATGCAATGAGGTATTGCGCTGTATCGGCTGAACTGTGGGAACAACAACCCGTACAAGCATTACAACAAACACGAATGAGACTGGCAGCGTATGTTGCCGGTGATTCATCTATAGGCTATTAGCAATGCAAGAAGCAAACGAGTTCGATCAATACTACCAAGAGCAGGAAGTCACAGAGAAATCTGAACAGGCTGAGCGCGATATGGCAGAGCGTCTGCGAGTGTTCGGTGTACGCCTACAATCTAAAGCAAACGATCAAGTACAACGACGCTATAGCATTGACGAGCGATGGCTGGATGATCTACGCCAGTTCAACGGTCAGTACGACAAGGTCACAGCAGCCACACTGGCAGCTAGTGGGGGCAGTAAACTGTTCGTCAACATCACCCGCAACAAGGTGAATGCAGCAGAAGCACGACTAATAGACATCTTATTCCCTACCGATGACAGGAACTGGGGCATACAGCCTACACCAGTTCCATACCTGTCCAAGATAGCCAAAGACGAAGACCCAGTTCAGAACGAAGACGGTAGCCCATTTGTAACCGATGAGGGCGTACAGGTAGAGAAGCGAGACATAGCACAAGGCGTATTGGAAGAGGCCAGAGAGCGCTCTAACGGTATGCAGGACGAGATCGAAGACCAGTTAAACGAAACCAATTATAACTCTGTGAACAGAGATATGGTTCACGATGCAGTGCTATATGGTACTGGTGTACTCAAAGGGCCAGTCATACTTGGCAAGACCCGACAGAAGTGGTCAGAGGTCGTAGACGATCAAGGTCAGGTGGCCCAAGTCATCGAGATGGTAGAAGACTTAAAGCCCGGTGCAGAGCGAGTAGATCCTTGGGACTTCTTCCCAGATATGCAAGCACGATCCATAGACGATGCTGAGTTTATCTTCCAACGCCATTACATGAGCAAGAAAGCGCTTAGAGACTTAGCAGACAAGCCGGGATTCCTACGCACCCAGATTGCTGAAGTGTTAAAGCAAGACGCTGACAACAGTCATACAGCCACCCATCTGCAAGAGATGCAGTCAATGGCTGGTATCAGTTCAATGGACAATAGACGCTTTGAGGTTTGGGAGTATCACGGCCCAGTAGACAAA